TATAGTATTGAATGGAGAAAGAGAAGCTAAAGTTGGTAATACAAACGAAAAAAATCAAAGAAAACTAACAGATGTGGATAAAAATTTTGAAATTTTAGTTACAAAAAATATTAGCACTGAAAAAACCCCTAACTATTTTCTTTGTTATGTATCAACATATTCAACCAAAACAGGGAATAAATTTAAAAACAAATCAATACCTGTTAAACTACAATTTTTAGATTCAACAGGTTTTAAAGTTAAAAATAGTTAATTATGTCAAGTTTAAGTGATTTAAAAGAAGAAGCTAAATATAGGGCTGAAATTTCAACCTCTATGGAAGGTTATCTAGCTGGTGTTGAAAAATTAAAAACTCTTCAAAAAACAGTAAAAGATACCACAAAATTTATTGCAAAATTAGAAGAAGAAAGAAATAATGCAATTGGTCAACAAAAAATTAAGTTAGAAGAACAAATAAAATATCTTAAAGAACAAACTCTTGAATACAATAGACAAATAAAAATGATAAAATTAGCCGTTAAAGAGGCTAATAAATATCAAATGGCTTTACTTTCTGCAGGTAAAGCTGGTATTAATGGTTTAGCTAAATTACCAGGTGAAGTACAAAGACAATGGGGTAAACTTAAAGGATTTGGTTTATTTGAAATGGATAAGGCTGTTAAGATGTCAGCTCTTCAAATGGGTCTATTGGGTAAAGAAGGTTCATCATATGCTGAATCTATTAGACAAACAGCTGCTAGCACTAATGAAATAGGTGTTAATATTGAGGCTTTAGCTAAAATGCAAGGGCAATATACTGAAGATTTAGGTAGAAGTGTTATGCTTGGTGATAAAGGTCTTAAATCTATGGCAGCAATGTCTGTAGCTACTGGTTTAGGAGCTGAAGGTGCTGGTGAACTAGCTGTTAATATGGAAGAGGTTGGTTTTTCAGCAGAACGTACTGGTGATTATATTGAACAAACAATGAATGATTCACATAAAATGGGTCTTAATGCTTCTAAAGTAGTTAAAAATATTGCTGGTAATATCAAAATGCTTAACAAATATCATTTCAAAGATGGTGTTAGAGGATTAGCTAAAATGGCTGAATTAACTACTAAATTAGGTATTAAAATGGATTTTGCTGCTGGTATGTCAGATAAATTATGGGATATTGAAGGTGCTGTTGATATGTCGGCTCAATTACAGGTTATGGGTGGTGCTTGGGCTAAAATGGCTGACCCTTTCCATTTAATGTATATGGCTCGTGAAGATATGGCTGGGTTAACAAAAGAAATTGCAGAAGCGTCTCAAGCTTCTATGCATTTTGCTAAAGATGGTAGTATTGAAATGTCTAGTTTGGAAATGTCTAGACTTAAAATTATTGCACAACAAACAGGTCTTGAGTACGATGATTTAGTAAAATCTGGTAAAGAAATGTTTAAAATGAATAAGGTTAAAAATCAAATTAGTTTGCCAGGTTTAGATGCTGAAACAAAAGAATTTATTGCAAATACTGCTCAATTAGATGAAAAAGGTAAAGCAACAATTACAATTGATGGTAGTACTAAGTTAGTTAGTCAAATGACTGATGGCGATAAAAAATTTCTAGCAATGCAAGTTAGTGAGAAAAAATCAATGGTAGAAAGAGCCAAAGCTTCACAAAACTTCGATGACCAATTAACAAATCTTATAAATCAAGTTAAGACATATATGTTACCAATTATTGATGGTATTAATCAAACACTTGGACCAATTCTTACTAGTTTTATGGAAGACCCTGATTGGCAAGGAGATTTAATGAAATTAGGTAAAGATATTGGTGAATTTATAAAAGGTCTTAAACCTATTTTTACAACTATTGGAGAAATGGTTATGGCTCTTGGACCTAAAGGAACACTTGCTGTTTTATTTGGTGGTAAATTTTTATTAGACGCAGGAAAATGGATTTTAAATGGTATAGCTTTAGGTACAGGATTTTTAGGAGTTACAGGTGGTGTTGGTGGATTAGGTGCCGCTGTTAGTCCCTTAGTAGGTGCTTTAGGAACACTAGCTGCTGTTTTAGGAGCAACATGGCTTGGTAAAAAAGCAGGTGCTGCTAGTTCTAAAGCAGCAGGTAATAAAGATACTTCAGAAGGTGATACCGCTGCCAATTGGGGTGCTGCTATTGGTATGGGGTTAGGTGTAGCATTGGCACCATTTACAGGTGGGTCATCTTTATTAGCAACTGGTGCATTAGCCGCTGCTGGTGCTGGTATAGGTTCTTATGCTGGTAAAATGATTGGTGATGAAATGCATAGTGATGACCCAAGATATCAAGGACAACCAATTGAAGATGGTTATTTAAAAAAACCTAAATATTCTAAAGGTAGACAAATCATACAAGATGGTGTTGCAACACCAATAACTAATCAGGATAGAGAAATGTTTATTGGTGAACCTGGTGGTCCACTTTCTAAAAATGGTAAAGGAAATCAAAATGCTAACATACCATCAAGTATAAATCATGAATTTGCACCTATTGAATTTAAAGGTAGTATAACTATAGATACACCAGGTAATCCTGGTAAAAGTGTTGAATTATTAAAAGATGCACATTTTATAAGACAAGTAACTGGTTTAATACATGGTGAGACTAAAAGAATGATGAATCAAAAACAAACAGGTTAATATAATCAAGTGATATTCAACTATTTATATAATTTTATAAAAAATAAATAAAAAAAGACTTAATATTACTTGATTATTTAATTTAAATTCCGTATATTTGCTATTATATAATAAAAATAAATAATATAGTATATTAATAATATATTAATAATAAAATAAAAAGGGTACTTTATGTGCTCTTTTTTATTATATAGTATATTAATAATATATTAATAATAAAATAAAAAGGGTACTTTATGTGCTTTTTTTTATTATATATAAATTCATTTTCAATTATTTATTTATTTATTTTGATTAATTTTTGTGTATTATAATATTTATATATAAACAAAATTATGCCCATCTTTTATAATACTACTAAACCAACACCAGAAACATCAAATTCAATCAACAATGTTTCGATTGATATTAGAGATTTTTTGTTAAACCAGAATATATCTTCAACTTATCCTTCTGTATCAACATCAGTTAATGGCAGTCCGCATATTGGTGAACCAGTATTGGATACTGGTTCAAATCATTTAAATTTTTATCCACATCAACAATTAGATTTTAATACATTAAATGTAGACATTCTAGGAAGCGTTTTAAACGGTCAAGGAGTGGGAAATGGTAGTGGAGGTTCAATTATACCTAATTTTGATGTTAGAAGCTCTCTAGCAGGTCGTGTGTTAGGTGCTACTGGTATGTTGAATGATACAAAGATTGGAACGATAGGTGCACAACAATTAGCATTATCATTAGCTAATAATGCAGCATTTAATGTAGAACAAAGTCTTTTAGGTTCTTTAAATATTCAAGATAACGTATTAGCATTGGTTAAAGGAGCACCATTACCTGGTTTTAGACCAAGTTATCAAATTACAGTTGCTTCAGGAACATTTGGTAAAGTAGCTGATTTTGCTGGTAAAATGCTAGGTTATACTATTCCAAGAAGTTATTTAGGTGATGATGGTTCTATATTCCAAGATGAAAATAATTATGCTGAAAATATAGCTAGAGCTAACAGTATGATTCAAAATACTGGTAAAGGGCAAGTATTAGCTTTATTAGCAAACGCTAGAGCTAATTTAGATGTAAATTCAACAGAATCACCATTTAGAAGTGGATATGCACCAGGTTTTACTAATAATAAAGGTGTTCTTCAAATTACTGATGCTAAATTATATGCTTTTTCAAATGATAATAAAAACTTTGAAAATATTTTAGCAATTAGTGATGGGGTTATTCCAGATTTAGTTTATTTAAGTGAAAAAAAAGCCATAGCTGCTGGTTTTTTAAGTCCAGATGAACTCAGTGTTTCACCTAATCCTAAAGGAGGTTTTGGTGGGTATGATAATAGAGTAATTAGTTCAATTCCATTTAGTTGGACAACTAGTAGTGGTGGAATGGTTAATAATGTACCGTATCCTGATGAAATAATAGGGGATAAAAAATCTCTTTTAGTTAAAACACAAAAATTATTTAACAGTATTGGTATGAAAAATATTGTTACTGTAAAAGGTGATATGAATAAAAAATCAACACAAATTTCTCAAGCAAATGGTGGTGGTTTTTCTAAAGGTAATGCAGTTTTAAATGGTAATTTATTTGTTAACGGTGTATATAGTGGTGGAACACATACAGCAGATGAAACTTATTGTAGAAGTTGGACAACGCTAGATAGATATGATAGTATAACTAAATTAGTAAGACATGGTAGTGGTGATGGTGAAAGTATAAATGGTATTTATGGAAATGATAAAGTAAATTATAGACATACAAAAGGTAAGAGTATTGGTTCTATATTAGATAAATATGGTAATCCACAAATAACACCTTTCACTAAAGATTATACTGAAGGTGATACTACTGACCCTAAAAGATACATGTTTTCAATTGAAAACTTAGCATGGGCTGATAATATTGGTGATTTACCATTAGCTGAAATTGGTTCTGGTGATTTAATTAATAATAAAAAAGGAAGAATTATGTGGTTTCCACCATATGATATAAATTTTAGTGAAAGTAATAATGTTAGTTGGGAGTCTACTAATTTTATTGGTAGAGGTGAACCAGTATATACATATAATAATACAGAAAGAAGTGGTAATTTATCATTTAAGGTAGTTGTAGACCACCCTAGTTATGCTAATTCATTTAGAACTGGAAAAAATAAGGTAGATGACCATTATGTAAATTCATTTTGGGCTGGTTGTATTCCACCAGATAGCAATTTATTAACATCAACAGAAAAAACTAGTTATGAAAAACTTGAAATAAGAACACCTCAAAAAATTACACCAAAAAATGAACCAAAACCAGATATAAATTTAAAAGTTTATTTTCCTAATGATAATATTACTTTACCTGAAAAATATGAAAATGGTTTGAGTGGTACTAGCATTACTGAAAGAATAGATTATTCAGTAAATCCAGAAGGTCAAGGATATGGTATTGATAATTACCCAGCTCGTTTTACACCAGGAATACATCAAAAAACAGGTTGGAATGATAACACAAATTATGGTTTAAATGGTCATAGTTATCATGCAACACCTATTAAATTTAATGGTGTTGAATATTGGGGTTGGCAAGATAGAAGTACTTTATTAGTTGAAGTTGAAAAACATTTAAAAGAAAAATGTCCAAATTGTATTTGTGAAGTAAAAGGTTTTGCTAGTCAACAAGGTATTGTTAAATCAAACAAAGATTTAGTAGTTGGTAGGGCAGAAGTATTAGTTACTGAATTAAAAAAATATTTATTTAAATTTTTACCAGAAAATGAAAGAGATGCTAGATTTAAAAGACTTAAAGGTGAAGTACCAAATAATCCAGACTGTAAACCAGGTGATGAAATTGCTATTGATAAAAAACCTTGTAAAGTAGATAGACGTGCTGAAGTAACATTTAAATTTTCTAATGAATTAGTAGCAGAATCTATACCTTTACCAGATATTGTTACAGAAGTTGGGAAAAAAACATTTAATACTAAAATAACGGATAGATTTTATAATGAAACATTATATTTTGACCAATTAACTGATATTGACCCTTTAGTGTTTGATTCATTTAGAGAAAAGATAAGATATTTTCACCCAGCTTTCCATTCAACAACACCTGAAGGTCTTAATTCTAGACTTAACTTTTTGTTGCAATGTACAAGACAAGGACCAACATATGAAGCCCAAGGGCCTAATAATTTAGCTTTTGGTAGACCACCTGTATGTATTCTTAGAATAGGTGATTTCTATAACACTAAAATTGTTATGGATAGTGTTAATATTGATTATGAACCATTGGTTTGGGATTTAAACCCAGAAGGAATCGGAGTTCAACCAATGATTGCAAATGTTAATATATCATTTAAATTTCTTGGAGGGTCAAGCCTTATGGGACCAATTAATAAACTTCAAAATGCATTATCGTTTAATTATTTTGCAAATACACAAGTTTATGACGCTAGAGCTGATTATATTTCTAAAGATAAACCCTATGCTAATGCAGATAGTTTATCTGGATATTATCTTAATGATGGCGACCCATGTTATATTAATAGGAGTGAAGAAAAAACTCTTACTAATTTAGATTTAAACCCACCAAATATCGATGAGCAATTAGCACAAGAACTTGAAATACTTAATTCACCACAAGAAACAACAACACCTTTAACTGTATCTGCAGGTACCATTGATGATAAAGCAGTTATTAGTAGAATAGGTTTTGTAGGTTTTGGAACTTATACTTTTGATAACCCTATTTTAAGTTTAGTATTTAATTTTTCTCCAAATAGTGTAATAAAAACATTTAATTTAGATGCTAGTGCGGTTAAAACATATAAAGGTCAAATTTATGTTAAAAATGAAGATAATAAAATAATGACTAATCTAGGTTATATATCGGTTCGTTCAAATGGAGTTGATAATGGTGTAGTATTTGGAGCTGTAGTTGGTGAAGAAATTATAGTTTTACAAGATATGAATAGTGCTCTAAATTGGAGTGTTGTTTTAGATTTAGATGATACACAAAATGAAATAGTTGCTAAAGCAATAAAATTACCTAATTCATCATTATCAATTCAATGGGAAACAGGTATAAAAAATAACGTAGGTTTTGGCGAATCATTCGGACTTTAAAAAAAATAAATTATGGCAAATTACTTTGATAGATATAACAAATTCAGAATTAATTCTGAAATTAAACCAATACCAGGTATTACTATACCTGTAGACCCTGCAGATAAATACGTTGTGTATAAAGAAATTAGCAGTAGACTTGACAAATTAAGTAATACGTATTATAATAACCCTTATAGTGGGTGGTTAATTATGTTAGCTAATCCAGAATTCGGTGGGTTAGAATTTAACATACCTGATTCTACCATTATAAGGATACCATTTCCTTATGATAGTGCATTAAGTAGATATACAACAGGAGTAACAACACATAAACAATTATATGGCGAATAGTGAAGATAAAATAAGTTGCAAAAGTGGGAGATTAAAAATAATTGACCCAAATAAAATACATAGTAATGATTCATTTAGTAATATACCAGTAAATAATGAAGATTTAACAATTTCAGTTATTTTAAGTACATATAAAAAAGGTAGAACCATTTTAACTGCTACTAATAATACTACTGGTACATTTAATACTCAAGGGGATATAAGTATTAATTTCATTGATGGTAGTAACGTTAATGGTAAAAAAGTACTTACAACAAATTATACTGATTTAACAACAATATTTGATGATAATGCAACAAATAATGCTGGTGAGAGTTTAGGTATTACTAGTATTGATATTGACTTTAATTCGCAACAAGCACCATTAATCACAATCAATTTTATTGATGTGAGAGGGTCAGCTATATTTCAAAATGAAGCAAATATTACAGGTGGAAAAAATAAATATTCTACATTTTTTCAATTACCATATCCTTTATTTAGATTAACAATTAAAGGATATTATGGTTTACCTGTTGAATATTGTCTACATATGACAAAATTTAATTCTAAATTTAATTCTCAAACTGGTAATTTTGAAATTACTGCTAATTTTATTGGTTTTACATATGCTATGATGTCTGATATGCTTATTGGATATCTTAAAGCAATTCCATTTACTACAATTGGTGGACAAAAATATCAGGATATTAATAATGTTAGGAATTTAGATGGATTAGGTAAAATTATGACTTTAACTGATTTAATGATTGCTATCTCTAATATTAATGGAGATGTTAAAAAATTAGCCGCTGACGATGTTAACGCTATAGAAATAACAAATACTAAAGATAAAATATCAAAACTTAACGATATAAAAGATGCTATAACTGGATTAGGTAGTCAATTAGATATAAGACAAACAAATTTACCACTTAATTTTAATTATATTATTAAACCAAGTGTTCATGAAACAAAAGCTAATACATACATTGCTGATTATAAAACAAATATTGATAAATTATTAACAGATTTTAATACAAATTCAAATATACAAATAAATACTACATTTTTTGATATATCATATGGTTCTTATTCTTATCTTGGTGAGACTACAGTAGATGGATTAAATGAAATTATTAAGAATACTCAAAATTCTTCTAGTACTGTAGGTTATCAAATAATAGAATATATCCATAATGTTGATAATAACCTTACTGGTGTAATGACTGATACAACAAAATTTGAATCATGGAATTTAACATACGCTTTTGCTGAAATAAATAGAATTAGACCCTTATTAGAGGAATCACAAAAAATAGCTGAAAAAAATCTAGGTGAAGCAGTTAGAAAAAATATTAAAACTAAACTTGGTTTAGACCCTACAATTAGAAACATAATTGAAATTTTTACAACAGCAGTTGAAGTATTTATGGAATCAATATATCAAGTTTCAAGTGAGGCAGAACAAGATTCAAGTGGATTAAGAAATATCCAAATTAATAAAAAATTTCAAAACCAAAAAAGTGTTGATATCAAAAATGTAAAAGATACTGATAAACATATTCTTTCATGGCCTGGTTATAGAGAAGCAAAAACTGTAGATAATAAAGAAAGTTATGTTGAAAAATATTTAGGTTCTTTAAAACCAACACCAATATTGGAAAAACCATCGGATGTAAATGAAATAGCATTTATAGAAGATTTATTAAATGGTTTTATAAAAGCTGAACAACAAACTGAAAATGCTATAAATATTACAAATCAAGCAGAAAATAGTTGGTTTCCAGTAAATCCAGCAGACAGTAAGTTATTTGTACCAACAACACCTTATGCTAGAATCGGTAAAAATGGATTTTCATCAGAAAAAGAAATAGTTAATTTAATGTTAATTAGAGCTATGACTTTTTTAGGTTATAATGATTTATTAGATATTACTGAAATACAAGAAATGGCTGAAATAGATACCATGACAATGATTAATACTATTGAAGATACTAACATTAAACATACGATATTTAATAATTATAAAACACCAGATAATTTTTTTCAATTAAGGGGTGATGCAATAACTAAAAACCAATCACCAGATGGAAAGTTTTTTATTGATGATAAGTATAAATATGATTATATAGGGTATGCACCACCCACTAATCAAGTAGAAGGTCAAATTATTTTACCAATTAGTGATGGTTTTTCAGGAATATGGGATTATAATACCCAAGATGAAAAACATTATGTAAATAGTGGTACTGATACTATATTTTTAAGTAATTACAAAAATAGTGTAGAGAAAAAAACTTTAAAGATGGATAATGGGGAAACTTTTATTTATTATAGTAACAATTACAAAAATACTGATGATGGTGCTATTTATTTAAAAGAAATCAAATCTTCAGAATTTAATAACACACCAAATTTAGATACTAGTGTTAAACCAGCAAATGTTAAAATAGATGATAATTATATAATACTTGAAAAAATTAAAAAAATTTTAACAACACCTAAACAAGTGATTGATGCTAATTTTAACCCTTTTGGTGGAATACATGGTATGCAAGAATTTGTAAATATGGATTGGGGTGATGACACCTTAAAAGATTTAAAATTAAGAAATTTATTTTATAAAGAAGAAAGTCTAATAGGTTTAGCTTTAATAAAAGGTTCAACAACATCTTATGATTTAATTAATTTTAATAAAGGTCTTAGCCCATATTATGATTATGGTGGAATAACTTTGAATTGGTGGGACCCAACAAAAATAAGAGATAAAGCTTTTCAAAATAAATTTGATAAAATTGGTAGTAATTGGTCAATAATGGCTAATCTAGATTTAAAAACAACTTCATATCCATTTGTTGATGCAACTTATTCGGATGCTATTTATAATATTGATGAATCACCTTTATATATTGGAAAATCAAACTTTAATTATAGTTTATTTGGTAGTAGATTTTATTATGCTCAAAGTACATCTGATTTTCCATTATATTCTAAAGCTTTATTATTTTTAAGTACTCTCCCATGGAATGGTATGCCTTTTGAAAAACCAGAAATTAAACAATTATTTAATATAAGAAATGGTTTTATACATGTTCCTAGATTATGGGCAGCATATGTTGGAGGTTTAATATGGAGGAGAGATGCTGGTGATGTAAAATTGGATTCAGATGGTTTAATAAATGATGCTAATTCTGGTGCTGGTGCTAGTGACCCTTTAAAATTTGCTAAAGGTGATAAAAATAAAAACGTTGTTGATATATATCACCCATATAGACGTGGTTATCTTGGTATAAATGATTATCAAAAACCACTAATCAATAAAGATATTAGTAAAATGTTAGTATATGCAACATCTATTGATGATTATACTGATTTACCCTATGTATTATTTGCATTACCCTATAATGTAAGAAATGTTTTTAAAAACATATTTTTTAATTTTGTACATAAAAATTCTACAATACAAGGTGATAATAGTGAAAGTGATTTAGATTTTAATACATTAAATGATATGCTTCAAATAGTTTCAGATGGAAAATTAGAAACATTTGATAAAAAATGGGGTGAAATCCAAAAACATATAGAAGACGAAAACGAAGCACAAGAAATTGATGGTATTAATTATATTAAGACTACTAGTATAACAGGAAATTTACATAATGTTGATAAATACCAATGGATGGTACCATTAATTGGTGATGAAAATTTTAAAAATTCTGATGGAAAAGATTTTGGTCAAATAAACTTAATGCTTAATGGTTATGCAAATGATTTAACATCACCAGTAGGTATGATTGTTGCTATGATGAATGAAGAAGTTATATTAGCTAACACTGGTTTTCAAATTTGGAAAGACCCTGTAATCTCAAAAGAACAATATGCCCCAGTAAAGACCAATAAAACAAATTTTGATGCTTATTTTAATACAGCAATTAAAATAATAAATGATAAATGGTTCACAAATGCAATAAATGCTGATATAGCAAAAGCAGAAATAGAAATATTTGGAACTAGTGATACCGATGCAATTAAATTTCAATTATATAAAACATGTAAAAATATAAATGATAAATGGCTTGCTGGTGTTGATAATGCAAATAATATTATTTTTCAGTGTGGTGGTGTAACAAATACCGTTGATACAGGTTTACAAAAAAAATATCGACCAAATGACACTAAAACTAGATTAATTGATAGTTTTAGGTTTGTTGATAGAGCATTTAATGATATAGGTAAATTATTTTATATGAATCCTGTACCAGTTAATGATTATTTAATGAATACCCCTAATACATCAATATTTGATGCCATTAGTCAATTATTAGCATCAAATCATTTCACGTTTATACCATTACCAACATTTATTAATTATAATGACCCAGATACATTAGCGTCAATGTTTGATACTTATCCTAATTATAATGAAATAAAAAATGCTGTATGTGGACCTAGTTTTGTTAGTGTATATGCTGGTGAATCTTCAAAACACTTAGATTTTTCAGAATCAGAATATCCAAATGATGGTGTTGATTTTCAATGTGTTGGTCCATCTGGTAAAGATATTTTAGATGTCCCATCTGATTTTGTTGGTAGTAGTAATGATTATGAAAATGATGTTGCTGTATTTTCAGTAAATTATTCACAACAAAATCAAAATATATTTAAAGATATAACACTTGACCAAAGTGAATTTGGTGAAACTGATGAATCATTAAAAATAACTGACTCCATAACACATACAGCTTCTGAAAATAATATAAGTCTTGGTGGTCAGAACATATATAGTGTTTATTCTGTTAGAAGTTACAAGGCTGAAGTTGAAATGATGGGGAATGCGATGATTCAACCAATGATGCATTTTCAATTAAATAATATCCCTATGTTTCATGGTGCATATCTTATTACACGTGTAAAACACTCGATAAAACCAAACCACATGTTAACAACATTTAATGGTGTTAGGGTTAGATACCCAAAAACTGAATTATTAAGTGGTTCTGATTTTTATATGGGAATGTTAGATAGTATGGAACTTTCAGCAAATGCTAGTAATGCAACTGGTACTGTTGGTAGTAAAAGTGTACCACCTATTATTGGTACAATTGATGAAAATGGTGGTATACCATCTAATATTGAAGCTGGTTATATAACTATGACAGCTATACCAGCAATACCTGGAATTAGAAGTCAAATATCATCAAGTACTAGTAAAAATAGATTAATAAGTGAAGCAATTAAACCACTAGAAGAAATGTTGAAGGCATGGGTTGATTGGATGAAAAATGAAGCTGGATTTAGTGGATTTAAATACCCTAATGATAATAACACGTATTATGCTCAAATAACATCAGCTTTTAGAAGTCCTGAAGACCAAGCAAACTCAGGTGCTAATAAAGCACCAGGAGTTTCTTACCACCAATACGGTATTGCTATAGATTTTAAAATGGCAGATAAAAAAGGTAATTTAATTCCAACAGAACAAAATTTAAAATGGTTTAAAATTGCAAATAACCCAGCATTAGAATGGTTATTAGCTAATTCATGGAAATATGGTTTTGCATCACCTTTTGGTATTAGAGATGGTAAAGGAAAATATAATGAATATTGGCATTATGAATATCATGGTACTGCCGCTAAATGTATAATGGAAACTAACCCACTAACTGTTGGTGGATATAAGACTACAATTTTACCAAGACAAACACAAAAAATTGATATTGTTAAAAATCCAAAAGGTAAAGACGGAAAACCAGCTATTTATAATGGTTGTAAATATGTTTTTACTAAAAATGACCAAGGAACAGTAGATAACGGAGAACAAATAGAAACTAAACTTATATATGAAGAATTAAAAAAACAATTAGGATATGGTGATGTGGCAATTGCTGCCATTATGGGTAATATTTATCAAGAAAGTAAATTCAAACCAACAGCATTAAATTCTGATGGTGGTGATTATGGATTAGTACAATGGGTTAACGAAAGAAAAACAAACCTTTTAAATTGGTTAAAAACTAATAATTTAGATAAAACATCATATAAAGACCAAATACAATATTTAAAATATGAATTAAATGGTAGTTGGAAATATACTGGTAAAAATTTAGCATCAAATACTGATATTGCAAATGCTACTAAGATATTTTATATTACTTATGAAAGTGGTAGTTTAGGGATGAGTAGTTTTACTTCAGAACAAGTTGAAAAAAGATTAACGCAGATGAATAAAATAGATAATACATATAATAAAAGAGTCACATATGCAACTGACATTAGTAATATGATTAAAACTAAAAAATGGTATTTTCCTAAAGAAATTTGATATTTAAAAATAATTTAGTACATTTGCAAAATGAAAAAGATTGCAAACATAGTTTCAGATAATACAATAGACGTTTCGGAAATTTTTAATGTAGTAAAGACCATGGATGAAATACAACATGGTCTTCCTACTTTAATAGTAGGTCTAAACCATGCTGATAAACTATACCCTGATTTTGACATTACAGATATTTGTTTAGCACCAAATGTTTATTGGACATTTAAAAAAACTCAGAAACGTGACAAATATGCTGAAGATTTAAACTTTTTCATTAATAAAGTTTATTATGATTTACTTAAAGGCGTAACCTACTATTTTATTGACCTTATTCAAAATAAAACCAGAACTCTTAAACGTGTTATCCAAAAAATACGTGAATTTAAACATATTACCACATATATTCATAATGATATGATATATATTTATAGTGATAATTTAATATTTGGAATAGATTTAAAATTAACTAGATATGTTGGAATGGATAATAAGAAATTAATTACAAAAATTAAATCGATTAGTAATGTCTTTTTGACAGATGATGAGATACTTATAGAATATAAAAAGAACTTAGAAGAAATGGACCTTCAAGCTCGATATATTCCATATTTAGTATCAATAATCAATGAGTAAAACAAACCTACTAGCATCATTTATTTTCCCAGAAAGAGTTGAATGGTTTCTAAGTTATTTAGAAGCTAAATTTTTTATCGGTAAAGAAAAAGTATTCTGCTATAAAGATAATGAAGATGAATCAAAACTTATACTAACCTTCAAAATTACAATACCAGACGATAAATCATTAAATTTTAAAGAATTATTCCCTAGTGCAGTTATTATCCATAAAAAAGGTAATGCATTATATACTATAAATGCGTTAAATAAACTAATTGAAGAAAAAACAGAAACATCTATTGGTAATATAGATTATAAAGAAATTAAAATCAATTGGGAAGAATATCAAGATAAATTTATACTACTTAAAGATAAAGAAGTTAAGATTTTAAATATAAGTAGAGTTTTTTAATCATTTCTCGATATTTATATATAAAATAACAAACTTAAATAAATTAGTTATGGAAAAAGATATTAAAAACGAAAAATTAGATAAAGCCTTAGAAGGTTTTTTAAATAATGAAAGTAAAGACCCAAACATGGATTGTACATCAGGTGTTTGTGTGATTAAAGGTGATAAAAGCCTAGTTGAAAGAATCAACAAAAAAATCATAACAGAAGATGGTAGACAATTATTATTCTAATGAAGAAAACAAAATTTAACCCAGAATTACTTAAAGAAGAACTTAATAGATTTAAATCTATTAATGAATATTCTTTTGGTATGCGTGAAAGAAATTTAGATGATGACGACCTGATATTAGGTAATAGTCCTTATTTAGATGAAGCTGATGAAGACCCAGAAGCTGCAGGTGATGCAATTGCAAAAGATTTAGGTGTTCCACCTCCAGGTGAAGAAGCAGCCGCACCAGCAGATTTTGGTGGCGATGCTCAAGCAGGTGATGCTGCACTTCCTCCAGCTGAACCAAACCCAGCTAATGCTGAAGAAGTACCAGCTCCAGAACCACCTATGGAACCAACACCAGCTGCTCCTGAAGTTCCTATGGAAGAACCAGCAGGTGATGAAGTTGAATTAGATGTAACTGATTTAGTTGATTCAACTGATGAAGCTAAAAGTGCTGCTGATAAAGCAAGTCACAATACTAAACTTCTTATGAAAAAATTAGAAGATTTAGAATCACGTATTGCTAGTATGGATGCTGTTAGTGGTAAAATTGATGCTCTTGAAAAAGAAATAGTGAAAAGAAACCCAACCAACGTTGAAAAATTAGAAATGCAATCATTACATTCAGGTCCTTACACTCAAAAATTAACAGATTATTGGGCTGATAAACATGGTGCATATGATGTAATGGGTAATGATAAAAAAGAAGAATATGTATTGGATAAAGATACTGTTGATTACGATTATAGTGAAAACGATATTAAACAAAGCTTTGCTGTAAAACCAGATGAATATGAAGAAGAAGATATTTAATAATAAATTAATTATATTAACTAAACCCTTGATAATCAAGGGTTTTTTATTTTATTTAAAAAAATAAAAATAAAAACTTGTTAAATGTAATTATTAGTTGTAGTTTTGTAAAAATTAAGATTTAATAATCACAATTAATAAAAATAAGTGAATAAATCACTTGACTTTTTGAAAATTTTTAGTATATTTGTATATCAAAAAGAATTTAGAAAAATAACTTAGAAAAATAACAATTAATTAAATAAATTTAGAAACAATGAGTAATGAACAAGATGCCTTAACGGCAATGTTGGCACAGTATGAAGCTAACAACAAACCAAAGTACGAAAAAAGCGAAACCGCTAAAACGTATGATTTAAAAAATTATTTTACAACTTACGATTTAGAAAAAGATGAACAATCTAAAACTAAAGAAATCAGAATCTTACCAAACCCAAAAGGTGGTTCTCCGTTAGTTGAATTTTATGGCCACACGGCTATTGTCGATGGACAAAAGAAAACATTCCCATGTTTACAACACGAAAAAGGTACTGCATGTCCTTTCTGTGAAGCTCGTGAAGCTTTACTTGCAACTGGCGATGCTGGTGACAAAGAATTAGCGAAAAAATACAATCCTAAAAAAATGTATATTGCTAAAATTATCGATAGAAATAACGAAGATGAAGGAGTTAAGTTTTGGAGATTTAACAACGATTACACTAAGAAAGGTGCTTTCGATTTAATTCATGGTGTTGTTGCTGGTCTTAAGAAAAACAAAAACATTTCAAGTCCAACTGAAGGTCGTGATTTAACTATTATGATTAATAGAAATCAAACTGGTATTCCAATTATTTCTTCTATCGTTGCACAAGATTCTGATGTATTAACTACTGATGAAACCAAATATGCTGAATGGTTAGCTGATGAAAGAACTTGGGAAGATGTTTATTCAGTAAGAAATTATGATTATTTAGCGATTATCGTAAGAGGTTATACGCCTATCTGGGATAAAGAAAATAAATGTTTCGTAGCTAAAGAATTAATGGTTGAATCAGAGAATACTGATGCTAAATTAGATTCTGAATTAACTATGGCTGTTGAAAACGTTAAATCTAACGTAACACAAGCTGAAACAGTTACAAATCCAGTATCTACCACAACACAAGATGAAGAGGATGACCTCCCATTCTAAAAATGGTACTAAATAATAAAAAAAGAAGTGAGAAATTGCTTCTTTTTTTTTCTAAAATAACGAGAAATAAAATTAAAAATTAAATGGCAGTAAAACCAAAAAAAGAAAGTGAAAAACCAGCAATAGCTAAAGTATCATTTGATTTAGACGCATTTTTAGAATCAGAAAATATAAATTCAGAACCAAAAGATAAAGAATTATCTTGGGTTCCAATATCAAAAGCATGGCACGATGCATTAAAATTACCTGGATTTCCACGTGGTTATCTATCTTTAGTAAGAGGGTATTCAAATACGGGTAAATCAACAGCGTTTTATGAAGCAATTGCTGGAAGTCAAAAAATTGGCGATTTAGCGATTGTAATTGAAACAGAGGGTAACTGGAATAAAGAACATGCTAAACAAATAGGTGTTAAATTCAAAGAAGTTGTTGATAAAGAAACTGGTGAAATTATTGAAAAACCAGATGGTTTTATTTTAGTTAGGAGTAAAGATTTATACAATATGTATAAAAATTATGACCATTCAGCTAGTAAAATGACGACAAAACCAACAAGGGGTGAACCAGTTATTGAAGATGTTTCATTATTTATTAGTGAAATGTTACAAAAACAAGAAAATGGTCTGATATCAAGAGATATGTGTTTCCTTTGGGATTCAATTGGTACTCTTAATTGTTATAAATCAGCAACGTCAAATTCAAGCAATGCACAATGGAATGCTGGTGCAATGAATTGTTTTCAAGCGATTGTTAATTTTAAAATACCATCAAGCAGAAGCCTTGACAGTTTATATACCAACACAATGATTTGTGTACAAAAAATATGGTTAGATAATATGAATGGTACTGTTGTTAAACACAAAGGTGGAGAATTTATGTTCTTTAATTCTAGAATTATTGTTCATATAGGTGGTATTTTAACACACGGTACAAAAAAATTAACAGCTGTTGCATTAGGACAAGACTTTCAATTTGGTACTGAGGCTAAAATTAGATGTGAAAAAAATCACGTAACTGGTATTGAAAGAAACGGTGTTATAGCATCAACACCTCATGGGTTTATAAACCCAACTGAGTTAGATGTTTATAAGAAAGAAAAAAGACAATTTATCCACGATGCTTTAAATGTTAGTTATGATGCAGAATTAACGTTTAAAGAAACAGAAGGAGAAATAGAAGGTGGTGACACTAGAGAACTTTAAGGTATAGTAACAAAAACAAGTATTAACCTTTAAAAGGTTTAAAATGAATAAAAGACCACCAAAAAATGGTGAAATAAGAGAAGAAATTCAAAACACACTTTTAGTAGACGGAAATGCCCTATTTAAACGGGGCTTTTCTGGTGCTAAAGGATTATACAACAAAGATGGTACCCACATAGGTGGGGTATATCAATTCCTTACAACACTTCGTATGTTGCTAGAACAAGAAATGTATCACAGAGTATATGTATTCTGGGATGGTAATTTCAGTGGCAAATTAAGATACGAAATATATGAGCCATACAAAAGTGCTCGTGGTAAAGACTACATTAACGGCACTCAGCCAATTGACGAATCAGAATTAAAACAACGCAGAATCGTTTGGGATTATCTAAATGAATTATGTATCAGACAATTAAAAGATGAAGTTATCGAAGGTGATGACTTTATAGCATATTATTGTCTTACCAAAAACAAAAATGAAAAGATAACTATCTGTACAAATGATAGTGATATGGCTCAATTAATAAATGAAGACGTAAGAATATTTTTTTTAAATTTTAAAAATTATGTTGGTAAAACCAATTATTCTTCGTACTTTCACCATAACCAAGAAAATTCAATGTTGATTAAATCAATGATTGGTGATACAGCAGATAGTATTAAAGGAATTAAAGGTTTGGGTGAAAAAACACTACTAACACATTTTCCTGAGTTGATAGAAAGAAAAGTAACTTTAAATGAAATTATAGAACAAGCTAGTAAACAACAAGAAGAAAGAATCGCACAAAAACAGAAACCTCTTAAGGTATTACAAAATATCATAGATGGCGTAACAGATGGAGTTCAAGGTAAGAAGATATATCAAATCAATGAGCAATTGGTTAATTTATCTAAACCTATGATGACCAAAGACGGCATAAGAGCGTTAGAACTACTTAAAAATGGTTCTCTACTACCTGAAAATAGGGAATTTAAAAAGGTCTTTGAAATGATGAAAATTCATGGAATAGATAAAGAAATAGGAGAATATCGATATCCAGAGTATTTAATACCTTTTAAAAAGTTAATCGATAGAGAAGAAAAAAATAAATAAAAATAAATTAAAAAGATATGTCACAAACAACAGTAGATACGCAAAAAAGAGTAGAAGTGGAAAGATTTGAATTTTCATTCTTCGTAAATGATAATATTATTTGTCAGAGATATTTCAAAATTAGAGATTTTGATGAAAAGTTAGCACCATTAGATGAATATGGTGCAAGAAATTATAAATCTAATATCAATAGAGAATTAGATAAAATAGCTACCTTAAAAGAATTAGCTGATTCAGTTGCAAGTGTAGATTATGGTATTATACCAAATTTCTTAAAAAGAAAATCAATTGATTATTTATGGGATAATTATAAACCATATTATGCTCAAAATGAAGATTCTTATAAAACACCGCCAAAGAAAGGTGATTTGTTTCAATTTGAGGTTAAAGTTGATACTCAATCAATCCTTAAAGTTGAATTTCCTAACGAATATTTTACGTTAAACCCTAAAATCAATGTTGATATTAGAGAAGTTATCCAAGAAATTATCACTGAAATAAGATATTATTTAAGTGTAAAAAATAATGCAAAAGTGTCGAACTAATTCGACACTTTTGCATATTTATAATAACAAAGTTTTAAAAGAAAGGAAAATATATGGCAAAAATAGACAGAAGTAATTTAGGGTATTTAGGTGCGGATTATCAACTTAGATTAATAGCACAAATACTTACCGATAGAAAATTCGGTAATGCTATAATAGATATTGTTAATCCAAATTATTTCGAAGATGAATACTTAAGAATTGTTGTTGGTGGTATTAAAAACGCTAAAGCAAAAGATGATATAATCCCAGATATTAATAGTTTGGAATTTAGATTACTCGAAGAAGTTAAAGATGACACTCAAAGACGTTATGCTTTAACACAAATCAGAAAAATAAAAGAAGCTGATTTAAACGACACTCTTTGGGTACAAGAAACTGCAATGAAATTTTGTAAACAACATGAGCTTATGAAAGCTCTTGCTGAAATTAATAAAATCATAAGCAAAGGTGATATTGATAATTATGAAGAATGTGAAAGTAAATTAAGAAAAGCACTGGAACACGGTGATAGTAAAGATGATGGTATGAGTGTATTTAATGATATAGATTCAGTTTTGGCTGACGATTTTAGAAAACCAATACGTACAGGTATCGAAGGATTAGATGAAATAATGGATGGTGGTTTATCAAAAACTGAATTAGCAATAATTCTAGCACCATTCGGAGTAGGTAAAGCGTTACCAAATTCAAATAAAATTTACACACCTGAAGGTTACAAACTAATGGGTGATGTAAAAGTTAATGATAAAGTATTTGGTAGAAACGGTAAAGAAACTAATGTTATTGGTGTTTACCCACAAGGTAATAGACCAATATTTAAGATTAGTTTTAATGATGATACTTTTACTTTTTGTGATGAAGAACATTTGTGGTCAGTTAATAGTATCAACCAACGAAATCGTTCATCGTGGAAAGATGGAAAAAGAATTAAATTAGAACCAGATAATTCATTTAAAGTAATTAAAACATCAGATTTAATTAATAAACTAACCTTTGGAACCAAAAAATCGTTAAATTTTAAGATACCAATAGTGGAACCAGTTGAATTTAATGAAAAAGAATTACTAATAAATCCATATGTTTTAGGTGTTATGTTAGGTGATGGTTATATGAAATCATCTAGATTTACAACTAAAGATATTGAAATAGCTGATGAAGTTAGTAGAACTAATTCAGTAAACGTTTCAATTAAAGAAAGATGTAGAGATATTGATAAAGGTGATGTTTTAGTTCAAGAGTGTTTATTTGATGTTTGTATTTATGGGATTACTGATAAATTAAAATCTTTGGGTTTATATGATAAAAAATCTGATACTAAATTTATACCTAGAGATTATTTATTCAATTCAATAGAAAATAGGGTAGAACTACTTAGGGGGTTATTAGATACCGATGGTAATGTTAGAAAAAATGGTGGGATTGAATATGTCAGTACATCAAAAGAATTAATTGAAAATGTTAGATGGTTAGTTTTATCATTGGGTGGGTTTTGTAAATTATCTAGTAAATTACCAACCTATACCTATAAAGGTGTTAAAAAAATTGGAAAAAAAGCTTATAAATTAACTATATCTTTTCCAGAAAAAAATAATATAATACCATTCAAATTAACTAGAAAAAATGATAGAGTAATTAATAGAGTTAAATATGATAACAATAAATTTATAAAATCAATAGAATATTCACACGATGAAGAAGCTACGTGTATAATGGTTGATAATGATGAACATTTATTTATTACCGATGATTTTATTGTTACACATAATACAACAATGATGACTAAAATAGCTAATACTGCTATGTCTGATGGTAATAAAGTTTTACAAATATTTTTTGAGGATAACCCTAAGGTAATTCAAAGAAAACACTTATCATGCTGGTCAGAATATGACCTTAATAGTTTATCAATTCATAAAGAAGAGATAAAAGAGATGATTAAAAATATGATGGAAAAGAGTAATGGTGGGGAATTAAGACTTAAAAAATTCTCTAGTGATGGGACAACAATACCAATAATTAGACAATATATTAGAAAATTAATTGCTACTGGTTTCAGACCTGATATAGTAGTATTAGATTATATTGATTGTGTTGAACCTTCAAGAAGATTTGATGATGTGAATGCTGGTGAGGGTAGTGTAATGAGACAATTTGAAACTATGTTATCCGAATTAGATATTGCTGGTTGGACAGCTGTTCAAGGTAATAGAAGCTCTATTAAAGCTGATGTAGTTGAAGCTGACCAAATGGGTGGTTCCATTAAAAAAGCACAAATTGGACACTTTGTAGTATCTATTGCTAAAACACTGGACCAAAAAGAAAAAAGTACTGCAACTATGGCTATTCTTAAATCTCGTTTTGGTCAATCTGGGAAGGTATTTGAAGATATTATATTTGATAACGCTAGAATTCAAATAGAAATGGGTGAGAATAAACATGGTTCTAGTCGTAGTGAATATAAAAAAAATGTAGAGATTAAAGAGCAAACTAGAGTAAATACAGTAATAGGTGCTATACAAACTAAAAATAGTCTATTAAATAGTGACCTATTTGAAAAACCAAATAATTAATAATTAAAATAAAAATAATGATAGAACCAATATTAAAAGAAAATTCAGAGCGTTTTGTTATTTTCCCAATCACACACCAAGATTTGTGGGATTATTATGAAATAGAACAAGAAGCAATGTGGACAGTAAAAGAAGTTGATTTATCCAAAGATTTAGACCATTGGAATAAAAAACTTAATGATAATGAAAGATTTTTTATTAAAAATGTATTAGCATTTTTTGCGGCATCAGATGGTATCGTAAATGAAAACCTAGCAATAAACTTTCTAAATGAAGTACAATACCCAGAAGCAAAGTTCTTTTATGGATTTCAAATTATGATGGAAAATATTCATAGTCATATGTATTCACTTCTTATTGATACTTACATCAAAGATACTAAAGAAAGAAATGAATGTTTCAAAGCTATCGAATATATGCCACCAGTTAAGAAAAAAGCTGAATGGGCACTTAAATGGATTGAATCAGACTCATTTGTAGAAAGATTAATTGCGTTTGTAGCTGTAGAGGGTATTTTCTTTTCAGGTTCATTCTGTAGTATTTTCTATTTGAAATCTAGAGGTCTTATGCCAGGTCTTTGTGATTCAAATACATTTATTTCTAGAGATGAAGCATTACATGCTGATTTTGCAATACATTTATTGAATAATCATATTGTAAATAAACCAACTAAAGATAGAATTAGAGAAATCTTATTATCGGCATTAGAAATAGAAAAAGAATTCATTACAGAGTCTTTACCAGTTTCTTTGATTGGAATGAATGCTGATTTAATGAAACAATATTTAGAATTTGTTGTTGATGGGTTATTGGGTCAATTAGGATGTGAAAAAGAATTTAATTCAAAAAATCCTTTTGAGTTTATGAATCAAATCACACTTAAAACAAAACAAAATTTCTTTGAAGGAAGGTCCTCAGAGTATAAAGCGGCTGATTTATCTGGTGCTATTTCATTTGATGAAGAAATATAAATAAACTATGCAAGTAATAAAAAGAAACGGACAGAAAATAGATTTTAATCCAAATAAAATCTTATTAAGAATAAAAAAACAATCAGATGGGTTAAAAGTTAACCCTGATGAATTGTTCTTAAAAGTTACACAAGGAATTGCTGATAACATGACAACAAATGAAGTTGATGATTTAATTTCAATTGTTGCTGAATCATTATCAATGAATCATCCAGATTATTCAATATTAGCTTCTAATATTTCTATTAGTAAGTTACATAAAGAAACTGAAGATAATTTCATGAAAGCAACCAAAAAACAATATAATGCAGGTTTGTTAAATGATTTCTATTATAATAAAGTAAAAGAAAATATTGAACTTATTGATTCTGTAATTGATTATAAAAGAGATTATCATTTTGATTATTTTGGTTGGTGTTCACTTAAAGATATTTATCTCTTAAAAACTAAAGATGGTCAGTTGGTTGAAAGACCACAACAATTATACATTAGAGTTGCTCTTATGGTAACAAACAATGCTGATGATTTCAGAGAGAAATATAATGATTTAAGTAACCAAAAAGAATCTCCAGCAACACCAATAAAAATAAATATTGGAACCAAGATTGGTCAAATTGCATCATGTAATTTATCAATAGTACCAGATGATTCAACTGAAGGGTTATTAAACATGTTAGGTAGAATTTCTATTTCATCTTCTAAAGCTGAAGGTATTGGTTTAGCTGTTTCAAATATTCGTTCTAGAGAAACCAACGTTGGTAATTCTGATGGTAAAGCTGGTGGTATATTCAAATACCTTAAAGTAATAAATGAAGCTCTTAGATTTTGGAATCAAAGAGGTAAAAGACCTGGTTCATGTGCTATTTATATTGAACCATGGCATAAAGATATCTTTGATGTATTGGATATGAGAAAGAAAACTGGTGATGATACACTTAGAGCAAGAGATTTATTTTCTGCACTTTGGATTCCAGATAATTTTATGAGAGCAGTAGAAGGAAACACTGATTGGTATTTATTTTGTCCACATGATATCAAAATGGCTGGTTTAAAACCATTTTATGAAATTTATGGTGCTGAGTATGAAGAAGAATATAATAAGGCTGTAGAATTAGGTATTGGTACCAAAATTAAAGCACATGATTTATGGCTTAAGATACTTGAAGCACAAATTGAAAGTGGAATGCCTTATATGTGTTTTAAAGATTCAGCAAACATCAAATCTAACCAAAAGAATATGGGTGTTATCCATTCTAGTAACTTGTGCAGCGAGATTATGGAGACAACTAATGCTAATACAACAGCTATTTGTACTCTTACTAGTATTCCAGTACAAAAATTTGTAAATGATGGTGTTTATAATTATAATGAATTAGGTCGTGTTGCTCGTTCAATTACCAAATCACTTAATATTGCTTTAGAAATTAATGAATATTCAACTGAGGAAGGCCGTAAAGGTGGTTTAGAACAAAGAGCTTTAGGAATTGGTATCCAAGGTTTAGCTGATGTATTTGCGTTGCTTAAATTGCCTTTTACATCACCAGAAGCAAGACAAATAAATAAAAATATATTTGAAACGATTTATTTTAATGCTTTAACTGAATCATGTAGGTTAGCTAAAGAAAGTGGATTAACCTATAGTGGTTTTGAAGGTTCACCTATATCACAAGGTATTTTTCAATGGGAAATGTGGGATATTAAAGAAGAAATTTTATCTGGAATGTATGATTGGAAACAATTACGTGAAGATATTAAAAAATATGGTGTTAGAAATTCTTTGGTAACGACATGTCCACCAACAGCAAGTTGCCAAGTTATTAATACTGATATTATAACAGATAATGGAATAAAATCGTTTAAAAATATTTTAGTTGATAACAATGTTGATTATGAATGGTATGAAAAATCAAATATACCTAGTTGGATTGAATTAGAACCCATTGATGTTAAAACAGAAACAGGGTGGGAAACAGTAACGCAAATTAGGTATAATGGTCACTCTGAAGTGTATAAAATAGAAATGGAAGATGGTTCAATATTTGAAGCAACAGGAAATCATAAATTTAAAGTTAAACGTGATGATTTTAATATTTGGGTTAAAGTTGAAGATTTATTAACCACGGACGATATTTTAAATATTTTTGAAGATTAGTTGGTCGTTTAAAGTTTTACTAGATATTTATAATAAAGAAAATTATGGAAAAAATATCTAGTAAAACAACACCTTTTAAAATTGAATATTGGTTAGGTAAAGGTTTTTCTGAAAATGAAGCGATTGATAAAGTAAAAATCCACAAATTAAAATGTGGTAGAACTTTAGAAAGTTTTATTTTTAATCATGGTGAAGTTGATGGTTTAATAAAATATAAAGAATTTTGTGATAAAAGTAAACATACTTTAGAAACATTTGTCTTTAAATATGGTGAAGTTGATGGTACAAATAAATGGTTTGAATATTTAAAAACGAAAGATTCAAACAGTAAAGATTGGGCGTTAAAAAAGTCTAATGGTGATATTAATATTGCTAATGAAATGTTGATTGAGCGTAAAAAAAGTGTTGTAGTTAGTTTAGAAAAATTAATTAAAAAATATGGTGATATTAATATTGCTAAAACTAAATTAAATGAAATAAATAAAAATAAAGATGGTTCGTCAATGAATTATTTCTTAAAAAAAACAAATGGTGATAGAAAAAAAGCGATTGACTTGTATCAAAAGTTTTCTTTAAAAAAAGATTGTATGAGTATTAATTTCTTTTTAAAGAAAACTAATGGTGATTTAAAATTAGCAAAAATATTGCAAATAGAAGAACTCAAGAAAAGAGATGTTTCATTTTTTACAGCATCTAAAGAATCTTTAAAATATTTTATTCCATTATATAAACATTTACGTAAAAACGGTGTTGAACGAAATGATATTTTTTTAGGTGTAAGTGGCTCATACGAATATAGACTACATGATTTAGAAAATAATTTAACTTTTTCATATGATTTAACTATTCTATCATTAAATATAATTATAGAATATCATGGTGAAAAATTCCACCCAAATATCCAAAAATATGGTGTAAGTAAATTAAAAGAAGATGCGTGGGGAAAATACTTTAGGTTAAATTTAGAAGAATCAATCACTAAAGATAAAAATAAAAAACAACTAGCATTAAAAAATGGTTTTGATTACTTAGAGTTATGGTCTTCAGATAGTGAAGTTATAAATAAAGAAAAAATAAATAAAATAATAAAACAAAAATTAAATGAAAATAAAAAGTATAACTAAAAATGGTGTCAAACCAACTTGGGATATTGAAGTACCAAATGTTCATAATTATATAATGGAAAATGGTTGTGTTAGTCATAATTCTGCTCGTGTAATTGGGTCAAACGAAGCTTTTGAACCATTTACATCCAACTTATATGTTCGTAGAGTAACAGGTGGTGAGTTTGCAATGGTAAATAAACACTTGGTTAGAGAATTAGAAGAAGCTGGTATTTGGAATAGAGAAACACTTCAAGAATTAATGAAGAATGATGGTAGTGTTCAAAATATCCCAACAATAAGTGAAGATATTAAAGAAAGATATAAAACAGTTTGGGAGATATCACAAAAAGCCCTTATTGAAATGTCTGCTGATAGAGGACCATTTATTGACCAATCACAAAGTCTTAATATTTTCTTCTCTACACCAACAGTTGGTAAGTTAACAACTTCACATACCTTATCTTGGAAATTAGGTCTTAAAACAGGCCAATATTATCTAAGAAGTGAGTCTGTAGATAATAAAGCTAAACACTTGGCGATTGATATGGATAAGAATAAACCAGAAAAACCGCAAGACAGTCAATTTGAATGCTTCGGGTGTTCATCATAATAAAAATTAAAGGGGCCTAAATGGCCCCTTTTTTTATTTCCATATTTACTTATAAAAATAAATTATTATTATATTTATCTAAAAAAGAATAAGTATGAAATATATTAACATAAACTACCCATTTAAAGATAGTCCTAAAGGTTTTTTCTTAGATTTAACATCTACTGATGAAAAAGCTATAAAAAGTGATTTGCTGCACCTTATTTTAACTAGAAAAGGGCAAAGACTTTATAATCCAGATTTTGGTACTGATTTATTAAAATTTATCTTTGAACCTAATGATAGTTTAACTCTTGCAGGTATTAAATCAGAAATAACCACAGTAGTAAAAAGATATTTACCTAAATTAGATATTAATGAAATATCAGTAGTTGAATCTGAAGAAAGTGAATATGCTGCAGTAGTTACAATAAAATATACAATAACAGATGATGTCTTTACACAATCAGATATTATAATAATAAATATTTAAAAAATTAGTTCATAGCTTTTACTTCCGCAATCATATATTCTATATATTTTCCTATCCAACATTATTTGTTTAGCAGTTTTATTAGAATCAAAACCTTGCTTAACTAATATATGTTTTTGTAAATTCAATCTATTTACTCTTTTTTTATTAATAATATATGAAAAAGAAATTATAGAATTATTTTTAAAATTAAAACCTAATTTTTCATATAAATTACCCTGTGACCATCTTCTATCGGCATAGCTTATGATTTGTTTTGGTTCATATGTTTTAATAAAATTTTTAAGTAATTTATCAGCCCCACCAATTACATTAGTATTTAGTTTATTACAAAACCTAAGAAGTTCATATTCATAATTATTTATCATAGGTCTTTTACCTATAGTCATAATACTAACTAATTCATCTTTATAGTATAAACCTAATTTTATTTTAGAGTTAACATTACCTTGAATATGGTTAGCATCTAAAAATTCTTTTGATTTTTTAGAACTTACTTCTCGTATTTCAGTTTTTCTTCCATATATTTTATTCGTTGTTAATCCAAGTATATTCATTAATCTTGATTTAACAATATCTTTTTTAAATAACCATTCATCTTCAAATATATGAATAAGTTGAATATTTTGTTTTTCACATAATTCAGTTTTATTAATATGATAATTTTTATCTATAAATTCTTCAGAATGCCAATATAAACCATTGTATTCAATAGCTAAATTATGTGATGGAATATAAATATCTAATTCTAAACCATTTAATGTATTTTTATCATTAGTTTCAGTTATAATACCTAAACTATTCAACCAATTATTTAATTCTTTTTCTTCTTTAGAAACACCATTATTAGAACATTTATTACAACCATTACCATTTTTATGTGAATCGGCTCTTTGTTCATATGCTCCATGAATTGGACAAATAATTTTAACTTTATTAGTGATTAATGTGTAATTAACTAATGAATAATCATATTTATTGTTATGTAATAATGAACAATAATTTGAAAAAGTAATATTATCATGTATTTTATTTAAACAATTGAAACAACCTTGTTCTTTTGATAAATGATTATTAGGTGTTTGCTCAAAAACACCATGAATAGGACAAATTATTTTTATTTTAGTTCTAGAATCTAAATAATCAACTAATGAATAATCGTAAAAATTATTATGTATTTTATTAGCATTATAAATAAAAAAATTAGTGTCTAATTTAGATGTACCACCACAATATTTACAACCTTTACCTTTTAAATGATTAATTGGTGTTTGCTCAAAAACACCATGAATAGGACAAATTATTTTTATTTTTGTCCTATTATTAATATATTCAACCAATGAATAATCATATTTATCTTTATGTATATTTTTTGATTCCAAAATAAATGTATTTTTATCCTTTCTTTGAATATTATGTAATTTTATATTAGAACATTTAGGGCAACAATGTTTTGCTAATATATGTTTTACGGGTGTTTGTTCAAAAACACCATGTATAGGACATATTATTTTAACTTTAGTGTTATTTGTTTTATATGTTGATAATGAATAATCATATTTATTATTATGTATGATATTTGCTTCTTTAATAAATTCTTGTGTTGTTTTCTTTTTCATACTTTATGGTGTTTCATTATAATTATTACAAATATAACAAATATTTATTAATTAAACAAATATTTATTAATTTTTTTATTAACATATATTTATAATAAAAATTAATAGTTATGGCAAACAACGGAATACATTACACTAGTAGGAATTTTGCGGAAATACGTACAGATTTGGTGAATATGGTAAAACAATATTATCCAGATATTTTTGGGGATTTTAATGATGCATCAGTAGGTATGATGCTTTTGGAATTAAATGCAGCTGTTGGTGATATGTTATCAACCAATACTGATAGAATGTTTCAAGAAACACAAATTGATTATGCAAAAGAAAGAAAATCAATACTTTCAATGGCTAGAACTTTTGGGTTAAAAATACCAGGTAAAAGACCTAGTGTAACAATTGTAGATTTTTCAGTAACGGTACCAGTTTATGGTGATTCATATGATATTTCATATGCACCTGTTATTAGAACAGGTTCACAAGTTAATGGTGCTGGAAAAGTATTTGAAGTTAATAATGATATTGATTTTAGTAACCCATTTAATATTAATGGAATTCCTAATAGACTTATAATACCAAATGTTGATTCAAATGGTAATTTAGTTAATTACACACTTACAAAAAGAGAAATCGTTTCAAATGGTACTTCTAAGGTTTTTAAAAGAGTTTTAACCAGTGCTGATGTAAAACCATTTTTAGAAATAATTCTTCCAGAAGATAATGTAATTTCTATAGAATCTGTAATTACATTACCAGGAACAAGTTATACAAAACAACCAACACTTGATGATTTTCTTAATTTAGATAATAGATGGTTTGAAATGGATGCTTTGGCTGAAGATAAAGTTTTTATTGAGGATACTTCTAAAATTAGTGATAGTTCAAGTGTTAGACCAGGTAAATGGATTTCAACTAATAAAAAATTTATTAAAGAATATACAGATTTAGGTTTTACCAAAATAATTCTAGGTGGTGGTACACAAGATACTAGTAGCCTTACTGATTTTGATACCAATGCCGCTTTGGTTAATCAAATAGGTGATTTTATTAACAATATGTCTTTAGGTATTACTCCAACATCAAATACTACTATGTTCATTAAATATAGAGTAGGTGGTGGTTCTGATAGTAATGTTGGTCCAAACGTATTAACTAGTGTTGGGTTAATGAATATGAACGTTAATGGTTCCAATCCATCAATAAATGCTGCCGTTAAAAACTCAATTAAAGTTAATAACGCATTTCCAGCTTTGGGTGGTAAAAACGCTCCCAGTGTTGAAGAAATTAGAAATTTAGTAAGATATAATTTTTCATCACAAAATAGAGCGGTTACAATTAAAGATTATCAAACAAGAATTGCTCAAATGCCTGGTAATTTTGGTGTTCCATTTAGATGTGGTGTTTTAGAACAACAAAACAAAATTAAGGTTTATATTCTTAGCCTAGATGCAAATTCAAAATTAACCAACGAATCAACTAGTGTACTTAGAGATAATATATCAACATATTTAGCTGATTATAGAATGATTAATGACTATGTTGAAGTAACAAATGGTAGAATTATTAATTTAGGTTTTCAAATTGATTTAATGATTGATAAAAAACAACCACAAGGTCAAATTATAAGTCAAGTAATTTCAGATGTACAAACATACATGGATATTAACAAATATCAAATGGGTGATAATATTTATTTATCATCATTGATTGAAACTATCAATAATGTTGGTGGTGTGTTAAATGTTATTGATTTAAGAGTATATAATAAAGTAGGACAAGGTAAATATAGTCTTAATGAGATATCACAACCATATTCTGATGCTACAACTAGACAAGTAGATATTTCAACTGATTATACTCTTTTTGGTGAACCAATTAGTATGTTTGAGGTTAAAGACCCTACTACTGATATAATAGTTAGAGTAAAATAATATTTCCTTATTTATTATTTTAATTATATTGACCTAAATAATAAATACTAAAAAAAGCTAAAAATGGGTTGTGGATGTAAAACAAAAAAAGATATTGATTTTTTACCTAATGAAGAAATTATAATACCTAAGAAAAAAATAATAGATGAAATAAAATCATATACTAGTAAAACTATTTTATTTTTGATAGTTTTATTAACTACACCTATTATTATGGGTGTAATAATATATTATATGTTTACAACAATAGTATTAACTAGAGATTTAGATATCAAACCTTTTTTACTACATTTAGCCAAAAGTATGAAAAAAACAACTGACGCTCAAAATGAAGATGATGACGATGATGACGATGATGATTATGAATTTTTAGATGAAGAAGATTTAATAATGTTAAATGTTGAAGATATAACAAATAAAGATAATAAATAATGTCAAAAGCAATAAGAATAAAAACAACACCCAATGGTGGTGATAAATATATTAAAATTAAATTAGAACAAGATTTTGATTTTTTAGAAGTTTTATCATTAAATATTAATCAAGAAGATGTCTATAAAAGATTTTCTTCAGATTATGGTGTGATTGTTGGCAGAGTAATTATTAATAATGGATTTGGAGTTCCAAATGCAAAAGTTAGTGTTTTTATACCGTTAGATGATATTGATAAAAAAGATACATTAAAAAGAGGATTATATCCTTACGAAAAAGTTAGTGATAAAAATAGTGATGGTATAAGATATAATTTATTAACAAAAGATTCTGATTCACAAAATGAATGTTTTTCTCCAATTGGAACCTTTCCTACAAAAAGAGAAGTTTTAGATAATGATACCATGTTAGAGGTTTATTGTAAATATTATAAATTTACAACAACTACTAATCATGCTGGGGATTTTATGATTTTTGGTGTACCATTAGGTAATTATACAGTACATTTAGATGCAGATATTTCAGATATTGGTATTGCATCGCAAAGACCTTATGATATGATTTCTAAAGGTGTTCCAGTATCCCGTTTTGATTCAACAACTAAATTTTCAACTGGTACTAACTTAGATAAATTAGTACAAGTAAAAAGCCTAGATGCTGGTGTAAACGTACAACCATTTTGGGGTGATATTGAAAGTTATGAAATTGGAATTACTAGATTAGATTTAGATTTAAATTATGACATAACACCATCGGCTATCTTTATGGGTAGTATTTTTGGTGACCATGGTAAAAATAGCGTAAATAAAAATTGTAGACCTAGAAAAAAATTAGGTGAATTAAAAGAACAAATATCTGGTGAAGGTACTATTCGTATGATTAGAAAAACTATTGATAATAAAATCGAAGAATTTAATGTTGAAGGTTCAGAATTAATTGATGAAAATGGTGCATGGGCTTATCAAATACCTATGAATTTGGATTATATGGTAACTGATGAAAGTGGTAATTTGATTTTATCTCAAGACCCTGATAAAGGAATTCCAACTAGAGCTAGAGTTAGGTTTAATATTGGTATGAATAATGATGGAGGTGAGGGTAGAATAAGAACCAGAGCTAGATATTTAGTTCCAAATAACCCTAAACTAGTTAGTGATATTGATTATGAATTTGGTAATAAAACTAGTGATACAAGTTTTAGAGATTTATCGTGGAATAAAATATATACAGTAAGTAATTTTATAAGTAGATTTCAAAGTAATAACAAATGGACTCCAACATTAACTAGAGCAACTATTGGAATTAAAGATGTAGATGGGCCAGAAGGTAATAAAACACCATTTCCATATAATAAAGTAAATACTGAAACAAGTCCACTATTTCTTATACTATGTATTATAATAACAATTATAGTAACTATAGTATCTGGTATTAATTCCTTAATCGTTAAAAGTCTAAATGGTATAATTTCACTTTTAAATCATATACCACCTAGAGTTATAAGGGTTAAACGTTTATTTAGAATTACTCTTTGGCCTAAAATAAAATGTGTTGACTGTATACCTATCAACTGCGGTGACCCAAGTATAAAATACCAACCTGGTTGTAGTGGTTGTGGGATAACTGATAATTCTAACACAAACACAAATGAGTTAAAAAAATGTTTTCTTTTTCAGTTGGCTAGGGTTTTAAATATGTTCCAATTTGATTTTTATAATGATTGGATAAATGGTTCTTTGTATGGTTTTCTATTAAAATATAAAAAGAAAAAAAACAAAAAAGAAAAATTTTGTGAATATAATTGCGATGATGCACTTGGTAGTGGTAATGATTGTAACAAAAGTATCGTTTTAGATACGTGTATACCTACTGGTAGTGGCGATTCACAAAAACAAACTAGAGGTGTAAATTTAAAAGAAGGTTTGATTAAAAAATATAATGATGATTTTTATTATGCGGCAACTGACAAAACTACAAATATTAAATTATTCACAACTGAATTAATTAATTTAGGTTCAGTATTTGAATGTGATTGGCAAGGAATACCTAAAATACAACAATTACTATTATCAACAACATATAATTTACCACCAGATGATGAAGAAGTAGATGATAATGAAAAACCAGTAGTTTCAGGTATGGCAAATATAAGTAGTCCATGTGGTTTATTTTTTAGTATTAACTGTGGTGGATTACATTCTAATACCACCCAAATACTTAACGTTAGACATATTTGTGAAATGGGTGTAAATCTTGACGAAGCTATTTATGATGCTAATAATGTAATTGTAAAAGGACCAAATTGCAATATTGGTATAAGTGATATTGATGAATTAAATGGAAAATGGTTTAGAGATGTATTTTTAGGTTTAAATAATTCAAAAACACCATGGAAAGGAGTGAATAGTTTATCATTACCATATAGTAGTGATTTTAACATAAAAGATGTGGGAACATATAATTTTGTAAATAATATTGATAATGGTAATGATTATAGTAAATTTAGAAATTATAGTTTCAGCAACTCAACACCTGACCCTTTAACATTTGGACAACCAGACCATTCATATTATTTTTATTTTGGACTTAAACCTGGTTCTACTGGATTAGATAAAATGAATAAAAAATTCTTTGCTTCATGTATACAACCACGAAGAGATGATATTGTAATTGAATCAAATTCAACGCCAGATAATTTAAAAGATGGGAATGGTTGCATAACTTTTTCATTTATTGGTGGTGTAGGTCCATTTAATTATACTATTACTGGTTTAAATGATTTACAAGGAATTCCATTAAACATTACACCAATAGTTGGTTCAGCTAGTACTAGTAATTTAGATACTAAAATATGTAAATTATATTCTGGTATTTATTCAATAGATGCAACAGATTCATTAGGTACTATTGTAAGTGACACTATAACAGTTAATGGTCCAATACCATTATATTGTTTTGCAAATGTTTCCGCTATGTTAAGTCATGATAAAACTAGTGATGGTGCTATCACATTACAAAATGTTGGAGGTGGTTTAGGTGTATTAAAATATGAACTTAAAAATTCAAAAGGTACTATTATTAATTTTGGTAATGCAACAACTAATTTAATAATTAATAATTTGTCTGGTGATAGCCTTGGTTATTCATTAACTGTTTACGATGAATCAACACCAAGACAAGAATGTATTACTAGTGATTTAGTAATTATTGGTCCTAGTGTTTTAAACATAACAGCTAAAGTGAAAAATGTTCATTGTTTCGGTGAAGATGATGGCGAAATAAAATTAAATATAGCTGGTGGTGTAGAACCATATGAAATTGTTATTAGTGGTCCTGACAATTATTCTTCATATGATGAAGTTTCAAGTGGGTTAAAAACAGGTCAATACACAATAAATGTTCTTGATAGTGTTGCTTCTGCAAAAACTTTATCCGTTAATGTATCACTTGATAACCTAGAATTAAAAATTGAAAAAGCTCCAGATGAAGATGTATCAAAACAGTGTGACCCATATAATTATTATATACCTTTTGACATTATTTCTGGTCCACCAAATATCCAATATAGTTTAAATGGTGGTGAAGGTTGGGCTAGTAATCCAATTATAGAATCTTCATCAAATAATAGATATGTAATAAAATTATCTAAAGATAGTGTTAGTGCAGATAATGGTGTTATTTTTAGAATTTGGTCTGATAATATTATTCGTTATGATGAAAATAATGTACGACTACCACCATGTTATTCAGAAGAAATTTCTTATGAGGTTTATGAAATGGCATTGCCACCAATATTAACTGGTACATACATAAAAGATGGGTTAGCTACTAACGATTCACCATTATTGGAATTAATATATCAAAATAAAAAACAATGTAATGCTGATATTGCCACATATAAATTTAGTATTAATCAATTAGATATAGGTTTAACTAGTAGAACTCCTTATACAATTGATTATCATGTTGAAACAATATTAAACTCAACGATGAAAACTTTAACGCATTATAGTGGTTTAGTAACACTGACTGGAGTTAAAAATACTAATATTAAAAATGGTGCTACTGATGATTATGTCGATTTTTATATTAGAATAACTGATAATAAAGGATGTGTATTCCCAACAACTGGTTGGTATAACCCTAGAATCAAATTACCAACAGCTGCATTGAGTTATAATATTTCAACTAATGGTACTGGTCCATATTCTAAAAAAATAACAGTTACTGGTGGTATAGCACCTTTAAAAATATCAAATGGTACAACAATAACTAGCGGTAAAGAATTTACAATAAATAATACTAGTTTGATATATGTTGATGCAGTTACTGATGCTAATGGTTGTGTACTTAATATTGTAGGATAAAATGGATATAGAAAGATTAAAACAAAGACTTAATGGTTTCACATCAAAAAAAGCTGTGAATGATGATACGTATTTAAAAATTAATTTAAATACGAAAGAAAGATTATTACCACCTGATGAAAAAAATAAAACAGTTAATGCAGGTGATAGATTTGATACTGAAAGAAATCGTAGCTCTTATTACAGGATAATAGGTTCAATAAATCCAACAGTTTCTAATCCATTATTTAATTTAAATAATAATGATAAATTAAACGCATTTACATGGTCCACATTCAACGATATTTCATTTTTGGATACATCATACCCAAAAGATAATGATGTAGCTGATAAAACCGATTATACGTATCAATTATCACTTAAAAATAATTTGCTTGAAATGAATGGTTGGTTTGGTCATAAAAACCCAGATAAAACACGTTCAGGTTTTTGTAATTTTTATGATATGGAACCAAAACGAGAACGTTTTTCTTTTATTCCAGATACAAATCCTTTTTCTCCAACATCAGAACAAGCTGCTGATACAACAACACAAGTTAAAAATTGGGAATTAACAATAACATATCCAGTATCTGCAGATACAACACATTATATGGTTAATGGTGGTTTATTAATAGTAGATAAAGTTACGTGTACAATAGCAACAAGACCTATGACAGGTTTTGGTTTAGCGTGTAAACATAATCTTAAAATTGGTGATATTGTTAAAATTACTGGTAGTACAGATTTTGATGGTCAACGAGTAGTTGTTAGAACAGGTTTAGATAATGGTGATTTAAAAGATTATTATTTTGTTTTGGATATACCAAATACGGGTAGTATTGATAATGATACCAGAATGGTTAAAGTAATAAATGGGATAGAATCTCAATATTATTTTAGACAATTTAAAAAAATAAAAACAAAAACTACACCAATTATTGAAACAGATGATTACGAAACATATGGTTTAGGTTTTAGTGAAAATATTTATTATGATAAAATAGTACAATTTGTTTTTAATGAAGATATTGATGTTAGTAATTTAACTGATAATTTAGGAAGACCATTAAGTGAAATATATTTAAGTATAATAAAAACAGATAGTAATAAATTATTTAGTAATGTGTCTTCAGGTTTAGAAACTCCATTTTTTGAAGTTTTTAACAATAATGGGGGAAGTTATGATTATTTAAAAAAATTACCCATTATTAATAAAATACACGATGGCGGTTATTCATCAACATCATTACCATTTCCTTCTTATACACCTTTAGAGTCAAATATTTTAATTAATAATAATTTATTTTATGGTGATTTAGTGGAATTTAATAATAATAATTTGATTGAATATGTTTTAGGGGAAGTTCATCATAGATTTAATACTTTAAATAGAGAAACACCAGCTACTTTAGAAGCAGTAAGTAAACTCCAAGCTTCAGCAGCTACCTTAACTACAGAAAAAATAGTTTTAGGGCCAAGACAAGAAGGATATTATTATAAAGCTCATCATATAATGAAAATTAGAAATTTTTCTAGTTATATTGAAGTTGGTGATGCAGCAACTGTAGATAAACCAACTTATGCTATAGATTTAGGTGATGGAAGATTTGTATGGAGAGATTTGTTAGATTTAGGTTTTGCTGAAACTAATATTAAACCATTAGATTACCCATTTCTTAATGGTAGTCATTATTTATATGATAATTTTTGTTTTTATTTAAAAAGACAAGACCCATTTAATACGTGGGATTTATTTCATACCAATTTTCCATCTGACCCAATAGGTGAAAAATTAACTAATAAATTTACAATTAATTCAGAAGAAGATGTTTGCTAGATATCAAATAAATTTAACGACTTTAAGTGCTACTACAACAGCAACAACTATAAACATACCTATTAGTTTAGAAAGTCAAGAAATTGGCCAATCTGAATTAATTGATAAAGTATTTGTTGATGTACAAGTAGAAAATGCAATAAATCCTATTTCAGATTATGAAAAAGTTAGGTTTTTACCTTTAAATTTAAAAAATAAACCATTAATAACAATAACATATAATTTAGAATTAAGTGGTTTAACAGATTATAAAGCAATAGGTTTTGCTGATGATGATATTAAATATGAAAAAAGTTGTTTTAAAGAAAGCTTTATTTATATGGGTTTTTATGATTCACCTAATCCAATGACACAAAGACTAATCACATATACTACTATTTTTTCTAAATTAAACGTTAATGATTTTTTAGGTGTTGAAAGTGCTCAAACAAAATCTTATGGTTCAGTAATCGGTATTCCAGGTCAACCAGTACCAGCAAATGAGGTAAAATTACATTTTGTAGTTGAAAACCCTATACTTAAACCTAAAGGTTTTTCTGAAGGTTATTATTTATATGATTATAAAGATGAATTGAATATTAATGAAACTAAATATTTATATATGCGAGCTAGTTTTAAAAACGCTAAAACTGGTAGGTCGATTAACCTTATGACAAAAAATTATGCATTACCTGTAGATTCATTAGTACATGAATTATATACTAGATATATATTAATTAGAAATACAACTGGTTATTATTATATTATTGACGATACCTACCAAGGAAATGGAAACTTAGATGAAAATGGTAAAACTATTACTAAAAAACATAATGTAAGTTATTCTAATAATGAAATAATAGTAAACCTATATCAAATACAAGCAACTTAATGGAAATATTAACAAAAAAAATATTATTAGAAGATTTTATTGATAGAACTGCTTATGCTCCAGATGGAACCACTAATTTAAAATGGGGAAAAATGACAGCGGATACTTTTTATGTAAATATCATGTTAACTCAATCTATGGATAATATGGGTATTTTTGCTGATATTGAATATTTTCCTAAAACTGATATTAGTTCAATTCCTGATTATAAAATATTAAAAGAAAAATTATTTAATTTAAATATAACTGATTTTAATTTTTATACGGGTAGTACATATACAACAAACCCCTACAACCTTACAAATAAAGAAATATTAAGAATACCACAAATACCGCTTTCTGGTTATAGTAATTATCCAGGAGTTAACTCTTTAAATTTTAAAATTACAGGTTATACTGATAGTAAAATAGAAGATTTAAGGTCATATGATGTTACCACTCCATTTAAAATTGGTTTTGATATGGAAAAAGCTAATTATTATAACTATGTTAATGCTTCTATTTTAGGTGTGAGTAGAATTCATTCAATGGCTGAACCTAGAATTTATGTGTTTGACACACCAACTGGTTCAACACTTGGAACAACTAATCAAGTCAATGGTTTACAATATATTGAATATACAGGTCAAACTAGACAGGTAATATTAAATGGTGTTAATTATAGAATTCCAATCACTCAATTTAGTTATGTTTGTGAGGGTATTAATTTATTAAATAGTTCATTATCGGCAATAACAAAAGAAGAATATTTATTTGGTATAATTTTTCCACCAGAAGTAAAAAGTGAAATTTTCATAGAACGAGGGATTACATCAGTTATGGATAAACATTTACGGTTATCAGAAATAAAAGATTTAAATGAATTATCACGTTATGGTAATGGATTTTATACATTAAATAAACAATGATAATTTTTTTTGTAAATCATAATTATCATTGTTAATTATTATTAATGGGATATTATTATTTTGACAATATTCCATTTTTATTTTATCTCTTTTTTTAATACCTTCTAATGTTTTCTCACCACCAAACCATTTAATTGGTTTATAATGTTGTTCGCCATTAAATTCTATACATATATTATAATTAGGTAAATAAAAATCAAATGGTAATAATTTTATATTTCTACAATCACTAAATGTGTGTTGGTATATAAAATTAATATTATTTTGGTTTAAATATTGTCTTATTTCACGCTCACCTTTTGAATCTTTACAAATAGGACATCCTTTACCATTTAAATGGTTTGTTGGTGTTTGTTCGAAAACCCCATGTTTATTACATTTTATTTTTATTTTTGTGTAATTATTTTTATATTCTATATCAGAATAATCATATATATTATTATGAATGATTATTGCTTTTTCAATAAATTCACTATTATTATAATTATGTTTTTTTGAGCAAATTGGACAACCAGTTTTTTGGTCAGTATGACTACTAGCAATTTGTTCAAAAACCCCATGTTTATCACATATTATTTTTACTTTTATTTTTGAGTTAATGTATTCACATAATGAATAATCATATTTATCACCATGTATTTTTTTTGCTCTTGTTATAAATTCATTAGTGGTTAATTTTACACCACCATTACATAATGAACAACCTTGTTTTCTATTTATATGTTTTACCATCAATTGTTCAAAAACTCCATGTTTATTACATACTATCTTTACTTTTACGTTTGAATTAATATATTCACATAATGAATAATCATATTTATCACCATGTATTTTTTTTGCTTTTGTTATAAATTTATTTAGTTTAGTTAAATTACACATATTTAATTTTTTTATATATTTATAAATATATGTAATTTAAAAATATTTATAAGTATTTATAGAACGAGGGATAACTTCAGTTATTGATAAACATTTAAGATTATCAGAAATAAAAAATTTAAATGAATTATCACGTTATGGTAATGGATTTTATACATTAAATAAACAATAATAAAAAATAACATAATTAAAAAACAAATAAAGCAATGAGCGTAGGCACTTTTGGTATAGTAAGACCAGCAGATATAACACCAGATGATGTAGAAATATTTTATCATTTTTCAGCGTCTAGAGATAGTATTGGTAACACAACGTTACAAAAATTAAGTCCAAGTAGTGATTATCTAATTAAAATAAATAACCCAAATAGAGGTCAATCAAATGTATCAACTGGATTAAATTCAAATACAGCTGGTTTTGAAGTTTTTGGAGGTATGTATACACTTAAATTGCCAACAGCTACTTTTGGTACAAAAGGTTTTTATACAATCATTATTAAACCAATTGAAATTCGTACTAGAATTGTTGATGTAGGTGTATTATCAGCCTATCCAGATACCAAAGGTTTAGTATTTGATATTGCAAGTGTTCCAACCGCATTTGCTAATAGATTTGAAAATAATGGGTTGGTTGGTTATAGAATTGAATATTTGAATACAAATACATCAACAACAGATAATAAAATAAATAATTTTTATAGAGTAATTACATCTAATAATAGAGCTGAACCAGTTAATCAAAATCTTACTAACACAAGTCAAAAAGCTATTCGTTATAGATTCAATGACAATTCAACACTTACGTATTGTACAGTAACACCGAGTTCATCTTCTAGTGTTAATCCAAATGTGTTTCCGTTTATAGGACAACCAAATCAACAAGTAATAATTACCAATACTTTTTTTAATCCTTTGATGGTTGAAATTGAAATGGTACAACATGATGTTGAAACACTTGCTTTTGCTATGTTTGGAAATCAAACAAAATCCCTTGATGATGGAATTTATACTATATATAATTTTAATAATGATATTTATAAACAATACAACTTATACGAGATAAAAGACGTATATACTGGTACTCCATTATTTGAAGTAAGGGAAGAAAGAAGTAGTGTTGATTTCAATAAAACATTTAGTACAATAACAACAATATAAGTATAGATAATGAGTGATAATCCTAGGGTTAAGGTAGTTGGTTACGCAAAAAGAGAACTTTTTGGTAACGGTATCGAATATAGAAATTTTACCCCTGACCTAGTTGGTTTACAAGTAGCTAGTGAAGGTGGAACCCCGTTGTTTACCATGGGTAATTTCAATATTACTACCAATATGGACCCAAAAAGTGATAAATTTTTTGTCACAAATAAATTTTCTAATTTTGTATCATTAACTGATTTAGATTTAACTCTTGCTGATGCAAATAAATTGCTTACTGATAATGCTGGTGTTTTACTTAATTTAGATAAGGGTAATTTAAAATTCTACGCTCAATTTGGTTCATTAAATGAATTTGTAAGGGTTTCTTTAGAAAATATAATAACTAATTGGCCAGCATCTTTATATGTTAAAAATACTGCATTAAATTCTAACAATAATACTATTGTAGGAAATACTTATGATAATTACATTTATGATTTAACAAATGATACATCATCATTTAGAATAAATACAAATTTCATTAATAATAATTATCAATTAAATATACTTAAAAGTGGTAGTATTATTGATACATTTAATGTTAATAATGATTTAAGAAATGTAACAGTTAATTATGAATCGTATGTTGTTTTAATTAATAATACAGAATATTCAGTATTAAACTTTACTGGTGCAACATACCCAACAAATGATTACATATATTTCAATGTTAAAGGAGACCCATTTTCAGGTGTTTCAACATCAAATATATCATATCATATAAAACCTAATAAACTTAAAGAAGAAACATTCTTTAATGAATTACCAGATTTTGAATATTATTTACTGAATAGATTAATTATGCCTAAATACACAGCAACATTTAATTATTCAATTAAATCAGATGCTGGTATTGTTTTATATGTTACAGATTCAGTAACTTGGCCAACAACTGATGGTTATAATATTGATTTTGACACTGATGCATATGTTGATTACGCAACAAAATTATTAGATATATCAAGTAATAATGATTTAAGTAGTAGTGATTTAATGAATAGGGTTTTAGTATCAGATTCTATATCATCTTTTGATACCGCTCCTATTAATTTATATGATTTAGATAAAGATTCTACAGGTCAAAAAGTAACAAAAACACTTAGAATATATGGTAGGAGTTTTGATGAAATAAATAATTTTATTGATGGTATTTCATTTGCTAATACTGTTTCTTATAATAAACAAAATAATATACCTGACATTTATATTAAAAACTTAGCTAGAGTTTTAGGTTGGGAATTAACATCTTCAGTAATTGAAAATGGTTTATTATCTAGTTATGTAACAACATCTAATTCCACTTACGAAGGTCAATCAGTTGGTTTAACAGCTGTTGAAGCTGATATCGAATTATGGAGAAGAATAATATTAAACTCACCATGGTTATGGAAATCAAAAGGTGCACGTAAATCTATAGAATTTTTACTTAAATTTATAGGTATTCCATTAGGTTTAGTTACTTTTAATGAATACATATATAAAGCTGATAACCCAATAGATATGGATTTATTTAGGGCGACTTTAGATTTAAATGGTTTAGATAATACTGATTTAACAATATATCCTATTGACAATGAAGGTTATCCATATCCATTAGAAGATACTGGTTCTTTATACTATCAAAATTACGGTCTTTGGTTTAGAGAAACAGGTGGTTCAAATTCAGTTCGTGATATTATCGCTGGTAATAACCCACATTTAGGACCATATGATGGTGGATATGCATATATTAATCAATTTAAAGGGTTAATACCTAATTTTTCAGCTGTTACGTTTACATCTGAAACAATAACAACTGGTAGTACTAAATTATTTACTAATTATAATGTTGGTGATATAACTAATTATAGTGGTAAAACTTATGTAGATTCAATCAATGATGATGGTTCAGATATTGGTAATTGTATAGTAGTAACGAGTAGTGTTATTCCAGACCCAAATCCACAACCAACAACAAATGAATGTGGTTGTTCACCAGCAAGCGATGATGATGCTTTGAGTATTTGTATAGATATTAAAGAATATGTTAAACCTCTACCTTGTTATGATATGGCATCTATCCCTGAAATAACTAATTATGGTTATTTATCTTTTAAATATAATACATATGACAAAGATAAAAATATATTTTATGATGCTAATCATAACCCAATTATTAATACTAGTATTTATGCTACTAAAGAATGTTGTAAAGCAAATGCTGGTTTTCCAACTATTTATAGTATAATGGAAAATAATAAAATAAAAAATACAGGGTATGTATGTTGCAAAACTAGTGACACAATAGGTAATTGTGGTTGTAATGTTGCTTGTAAATGGTCACCAATTTTCCAACCAATATTATTACCGTTAAATACTGTAGAACAAGATAACTATATGGAATTCATAAAAGAAGATGGTAGTCTAGGTGTTGTAACACCAGATGGTTCACATTGTTTAATAGGCCAAGCTAACTTTACAGTACCAACACCTAATACTTTAGACCCATACACTGGTGAAAAAGGTTATGGTTGTAAATTAACTCAAAACGGATTAGAAGATTTAAAAAAGGGTGAATACAGTGAAATGGCAATTTTCTTAAAACAAAAAAGAGATGGTAACGTAGGATGTTGTTCAACATTAAAAATAAGAAATATAACAAGATAAAATGGCAGACACACAAAATAATTGTTTTACTAAAAGTGAAATTGAGGCAAATAAAGGGTTAGTTCAAAAAAATAGCGATGGAACTGTTAGTGTATTTTATAAAAACTCTACACTTGATTTATATCCAGTACAATTAACACTAGAATGTTGTAAAACATTAGACACTACATATTCTTTTGATATTAATACTCAAAAATGTAAATGGTCTAATGTACCTATAACATGTGGTTTTAGTGAACCTATTAATCTTGTTATTAACCCTAAAGGTAATGACGGTACTTTATTTTTTGTTGATGATTTTGAAAATGAAACGTGTAATTTAAAAATTAGTTTTGATTATTTATTGAAAATTAAATGTGAAAGTTTAAATAATATAACTAACCCAACAATTACAACAAACTATGTTAGCGAGGCAACTCTAACTCAAATAAACACTACTCAACAAAGTATTGAAACATTAAATTCTCAAATAGAAGTTACAACTAACGCTATTATTTCTAAAAATGAAGAAATAGCGATTACACCATATTCAATTATATGTGATAACTTTCAAATAGTAACTCCTGATTTACCAGTTAATTGTGTTGTTGGTGATTGGTCAGCTTGGTCAACGTGTGTTAATTCTTCACAAACTAGAATTAGACCTATTTTAACTGAACCTATGTACGGTGGTACATCATGTCCAGTAACAACTGAAACCCAATCATGTATAGTACCAGACACTTCAACTACATGTTATGAATTTATTGTAACTACAACTAATACAAATGGTGAAGATGTTACTATAACTGATTGTAATGGATTAATTGTTCCAAGATACCGTATACCTTATACCACATCAGGTACAAAATTTTGTGCGAGAAATGTAAATCCAAGTAGTAGTGCAACAATAGTTAATAATGGAATATGTCCACCAGATAAACCATGTAGAACCTATATGTTTAAACCTTTTAATACTTCTAGAACATTAACATATCAGGATTGTAATGGGCTAACTCAAAGTCAGACATTTAAACCACTTGGTCTTGGTGAATATTATACTTTTTGTGCTAGAGGATATAAAGCAGATATTATTGGGGTTAAAATTGAAGCTGGTGATTATTTTGAATCTAAAGCTGGTTGTACCAGTGTTATTACTACAACACCTGGTGTTTTTCCTACCTTAGGTAAATTATCTTCTTTTGATAATAGCGGTTTTGCTTCAAAAACAATTGATAATACATTAGTAAATACTAGTGTTTATAAAACAGATACCACAACATATACTAAGGTAAATTATTGTTTAACAGAGGCTGGTTTAGTTACTTGGAAAAATATATTAGGTGTAGAAAAATATAATTTATTTATACAAGGTGACCCTAATTCATATACATGTAATGACGTTAAACAAATAGTGACTCAATCATCAGATACTAATCTTTTAATTTATTCATGTGATACACCTTTTGGTGCAAAAACTAATTTGTTAAATCAATTAAATAGTTTAATGATTGATTTAACTAATTTAAAAGATAAATTAACTAAACAACAAAATGCATTAATTAGTTTAGAAAGCAATATTGAAACAGGTGTTACATCTAACTCTACATGTAGTACGGCAACTCAGGCATTAGAATCATTAGATATAGAAATGCATTTAGATTATATTGATGATGATATGGAAACTAAAATTGCGTTTTCAGCAGTAACATTTCCAGCTATTAATAAAACTAGCAAATTATATGATTATTTAACTACATCTGGTGATAGTGGTTTTTATATTTGTGGTGACCCATCAAATACTGATATTGGATTGTCAGATTGTACAAGTTTAACAATAAATAATACTTTTGAAGAAACCCCAAATACTACTAGTTGTAATTCACTTATTGAAACATTATTTCCAAATATTGATTTAAAAACACTACCAAAAAATGCTTTAGGTTCAAATTGGTTAACATATACAACAGTAATTAGTGACCCAAAAGTTATTAGTTTAATAACTAATAAAAAAATAAAAATGACCCTTAAAGTTAATTTTTCATGTGTTGATTTTTGTGTTTTATTGGATAATATAGTATTAGATAAGGTTTGTAAATTTTATGATAGAAATGATATTTTAATATCAAAAAATCCAGGTTTTGATTTAAAAAGAGTTGTTGATAATAAAAAATCATGGTCTGATATAACTACTCAAACTAGTAGAGAGTTTCTTATTGCTAAAAATAATGGGGATAATCCATTTAGACAAACTAATTATGATTTAAATGATGATAGATTAATAATAAATTCAAAAGAAATTGATTTAAATATTAGTATTGCTTCAGCAATTGAAACAGATATGTGGACTTATTTAAATGATAATAGTGGTTTATTAAGCGGTGTAACTTATTGTAATCCGTGTGAAGACTTGATTAAAAATTTTCAAGATGATGAATGTTTTCTTTTCATGAATGATTTTTCATATATTTTTATGGATGGTAAAATTAATCAAAATACGGCATGTTGTGGTGATGGTAGTCTTGATTTTACTGAAATAATTACTACTGATTTATCGTCAATTAAAACCACTAATGATTTTGAAAATATGATACTTTCAGAATTAATTGATGCTAAAAATAGACAAACGATATCTTCGTACCCAACACTTAGAGCGATTTATGAAAGATATTTAATTAGTGCTAATTATGTGAATACTACTAGTTCAGCTTTCAATTATGTTACTATGGATAACTTTTCTAATCTTGTAGGTGATTATTGGATAGATATAATAGAACAAGTAATTCCATCTACTAGTATTTGGGGTAGTGTTAAAATACACACAAACACAATATTTGATGAACAAAAATTTAAATATAAAGAATACACATCAATCTTTTGTAAAACAAATGATTGTGATACAAAACTTGAATTAAATAAAACAAATAAAATTAAAGTTATTTTTTGTGAAAATAAAAATATTGAAATAATAACAACATATATTACTTCAACTAATAACCCAACTAATACCGTAGTAAATAAAACCATTTATGATACTATTTATTTATCGCAAATAAGTGCTGGTTCTGAATTTTTAGGTAAAGTAGGTGGTTAAGTAGGTAATTTACAAATAACATAATAATAAATAAAATAAAAATATGCCATTTTCAGCATCAACATGTTTATCATATACAGGAACAACTATATTAACAAATCCGTTAACTCTTTATTCGGATAGTGATAATTATAACATCTCATTTGGTACTTTATCATTATCTGCTATTACTGGAGGTAATTGTCCATATGTTATAAATAACATACCAGATGAAACAACAAAAATTAAAATATTGTCAACAAATAATTATTGTGTCTATATTGATATTTCATGTAATCAAGTTTGTGATGTTTGTAATTTAAATTTTAGTGCTTTTACCAACACTAATAGTATTGGTAAACTTAGTATTGGTGAATTAACAGGGTCATGTCATACAAATATTAGTGATTATTTAATAAATTGGTATGGACCAGATAGTTTAACAAATTTAGCTTTTACTTCTGGAAAAGGAACAAAATACACTTACGGGTATCAACAACCTTTCAGTGATTTAATACAAGTTGGAGGTGTATATAGACCAAGATTACAAAAAATAATCCTTACTGGTCTAACATCTTCACCAACAAGTGGGGTAACATTTTCATCAACAGGTGGTACAGGTCAAGTACTTGCTGATTTAAATTGTTTACCTAATGTAACTGTTCAAGATTTTAATTGTTCTAATGGTAATTCAGCAACAACTTATTCTCATACAATGACTTTTGATGCAAAATCAAATGGGGTATTACCAACACCTTTAAAAGCTAAATTTTTATTAACTGGTGCTACAAATTATTTTGCATTATCTTTTAATTGTATTAGTGTACCTGATACAATTAAAATAACGTTTTCAGGTGTTAATTATTCTAATCCAGTAGTTTTAGAAAATATGATATTAAATACTAATGGTGGTCTTTCTTATATAAACCCATCAACAATACCTAGGCAAATTTATTTGGTAAGTTACCCAAAAGTTTTGTGTTTAACTGGTTTAACTATAACACCTAATGATTTTTTAACAATTGATGTAACACCAAATACAACTAATCCTGATACATCATGGAATTTAAGTTTAAAATGTTTTGATACTATTGACACAACATTAGGTGATTATGAAGCATATAAAAATACATCATTTAAACTTAGTGCCAGTACTATAACTCCTATTATTGGTACTTGTGGATATATTCGTTATACGGCAAAATTAATAGGTGGACCAATAGCGTTACCTCAAATTTATAATTATTTGGGTGGTGGTGCTAGTAAACATTCACCAGTAAATTCAAATGATAATTATGGTGATATGAATTTAAGTGGTCAAAGTGTATGTAATAACGCCAATCTACCAGATATTGGTACTTTTAATTGCGTTTCAACAGGTAATACTGTGATATTTAATAGGACATACAATGCTATTACCTCAGCTGCAACATATTATATGGAATTTTCTAATTATTTTGATTTTAAAAATTCTTACGATTCAGCAATAAAAGTATTTTTATATAGTGGTACTACAAATCCTGCAATAATTAGTTATTATAGATTTGTTTATCTTAGACATTATTATAGTAGTATAAATTCTCCTTTAACAATATGTGGAGATAATAGTCGTGCTACAGATTTTTATTTACACCCACCAACAATGATAGTAAGTAGTGGTATGAGTGCATCAAATTATACATTAACAGTAACACAACCAAGATTACCACCAGCAAATAATTTTTCTTTTACTAATTGTCAAATTAATTGTCAAGGTAATCTTAATTATATTATTAATTTAATCAATGGTTCAACAACAGGTGCTACTGCTAATAATTATATAAGTAATGTTGGTCTTAAAGGAGATAGACCTTTTGCTAGGATACAAGTTGCAAATAATCCATCTACTACTGGTCGAGCTACAGCATCTACATTGTTTGATTCATATGTAGTTTATAATTCATATGGAAATAAAATGTATCCGTATTCTGGGACAAGTACTTTGATACCTAGTTTATCTGCAATTACTTCTTCATATATTGATTCATTACCATATAATAATGCTTTGACTAATGTACAAAGATTAGGTCAATTTGAAATTAGATTACCTAATTTACTAAATAATCTTGATTATGAAATATATGCTAGACCAATATCTAACTATAATTATAGTGGGCCTTATGTATTAGCATATCGTTATTCAGGTGGTGTAGCAACGTATAGCAGTTCAACATATATTATTTAAATAAAAATTAAAACATTACGTATTTTATAATATTTATAAATAAACAAAGAAATGAAATTAACTGAAAGACAAAAAGCATCGGGACTTACATTAACAGATATTATGCATGTTGTATTAATTAATGATACTTCACAAGACCCTAATGGTAGCTCATATAAAGCAGACATGCAACAAATAATTGATTTAATAGAAAACGAGGTCACTTTTTCTGGGTCTAATACTTATGTAACTGGTTTTACTTTTAATCAAGGTAATTATGATTTAACAATTAGAAATAATGATAATACCAATTTTACACAAAATTTAGGTATATTAGCTACTGATATGACTATTACTGGTGGAACTTATAATTCAAATACGGGTATTGTTAGTTTTACCAATAATAGTGGTGGAACATTTAGTGTAAGTGGTTTTAGTAGTGGATATACAGATACATTTACTACTGGTGGTACTTATAATCAAAATACTGGTATTGCTACTTTTACTAATAATAGTGGTACAATATTTAATGTAAGTGGGTTTGCTAGTGGAACATCATCGCCAATAACAGTTGAAAATACCAATAGTTTATTTTCAACTGGATTAGTTGGTACTGGTTATCAAGCAACAGGTGCGTCATATTCAAACTTTTTTGGGCCTGATGCTGGTAGTGGAGCAAAAAGTGCATCATATTCAAATTTCATTGGTAATGCTGCTGGTTATCAAGCAACAGGTGCCAGCAATTCAAATTTCTTTGGTAATAATGCTGGGCAATATGCATCAGGTGCTTACCAATCAAATTTCATGGGTACTCAAGCTGGTTGGGGTGGGTCAGCTGCTTATAATTCAAATTTCTTTGGTAATAATGCTGGGCAATATGCATCAGGTGCTTACCAATCAAATTTTTTAGGTAATCATGCTGGTTGGAATTCACAAAATGCAAATAATTCAAATTTCTTGGGTGATTTTGCTGGTTATCAAACAACAAATGCCGAATACTCAAATTTCTTAGGTGAAAATGCTGGTAATGGTGCAACGGATGC